TTGCGGATGCTCGTCTTGGCCGCCGTGCGGATGAACGCGCCGGCCTTGCTGAGCACCTTTCGCTTGGCGTTGTCGACCGCCGCCATGACGACGTGCCGGTCGAAGAACATGTCCTTGATCCGCATGGTGATCACGCACCACTCCCCGCTGGACCGCCGGTGCCGCCCGTGCCGGCGAGACCGCTGCCCTTCTCCAGGCCCTTGTTGAAGGACGCTTCCTTCTCCTTGCGGAGACGGCCCGACCCGATGAACAGGCCGACGATGCCGGTGAGCGCCGGAAGCGCGGGCCCGAGCACGGGCAGGCCAGCGACGGTCGGACCGACCGTGTCGAGGGCCGAAAGCGTGAGTTGGCCGAGCAGGCCGCGGATCTCTTCTCGATGTTGCCCTTCCACTGCGCTCCGGTCGTCTGCGTGAGGTTGAACCAGTTCTGGTACTCAACCTCCGCCTCGTTGAGGCTCAGCGTCGACGGCAGGCCGGTGGTCTGCTGGATGGTGTTGGGCGTCTTGACCTTGACGATGTCGCCAAGGTCCAGGCCGGCGCACGACGCGAGCACGAGCGCCAGCAGGATCAGGGCACCGAGATAGACGTAATGGCGGGTGGTCAGGCTCTTCATGCACGAGTCTCCTTGGCGACCTCCGGCATGCGGCGGTCGATGAACACGTCTTTGAGGACCGACACGTCAACCTTGACGGGCCGGGATGGCTTGTGGAACGGGTCGAAGTCGGCGGGTTTGAGCAGGCGGGATCGCTTGGGGTCGCGGGCGGTGTTGGCCACCACGGACATGACGGCGGCGGCGATCGACCAGTCGTGGCGCTGGCGGCCGTCGAGCATGGTGACCAGCTCCCGCAGCGTCAGGGGCCCGGGGTCGAGGCCGAGAGCTCCGGCGCACTGGTAGATGAACTTCCAGGCGTCAGCGGCTCGGGGATGGGTGGGGCCATCCGGCTCACGAGCCTGTCCAACTCGCTCTCGCTGGTCAGCGTCTCGATTCGCTTCTCCGTCAGGTCGCGGGCCTTGTCCATCACGCGGTTGGTGGCCTGGAGCACCCGCCCGAGGTTGGCCCGGTCCCTCGGGCTCGGGCAGAAACTGATGAGTTCATCCAGCACCGCGCCCGTCGCGGCCTCGATCGCGTCGCCCGCCATTGCCTTACCGAACTCTTCGTCCGAGACCTTGGCGGCGTCCGCCTCGGGCTTGCACACGGCGTACACCACGTCGCACAGGAGCACGGGATCGCGGATGAACTTCTCGATGAGCGTCCCCTCGATGACCTGCATGAGGTCGATGCCCGTGAGCCCGCGCACGCGTTTGAGCGTGGCGACGTTGATGTCCACCGTCCAGGTCCGACCCGCGTTGTCCTTGAACTGCCGCATCCGTGCCTCCATTGAGACGCTGTGCCGATTGCACAGCGGTTGAACAGCCGTTGAACACCTGTGGCACCGACTCCACCGCCGGGTTTATGAACCGATCCATGAAGGTGCCGTCGCCGAATACGTGACCTTGGCGGTCACCGACACGGTGATGGCCTCTTCCAGGGCTTCGCTGCGGCTGAAGTTCGTGATCGAGAAGTCCGCTTGCAGGCCCTGACCCGCGGCCGCGTCGAGGATCTGCAGGCCGATGGGGTCGTTGTTGAAGAAGGCGTTCTTGATGGCGGTGAACCCGGCATCGCCGGTGTCCCAGACCATCTCGAACTCCACGCTCGCCTCCTTGAGCGTGGCGACCGTGGCCCGCCAGCCGCTGTTGGCTCGTGTGGTCACATCCGCCTCGCCCGCTTCGAGGTTCAGCGTCACGTCTCGTGTGTTGCCGAGTGCCGTCCATGCGCCTGCGCCTGCCTGGCCGCCCGTCTTGTACTTCAGGGCGGCTTCCATGCCGAGCTTGATTGCCATCGCTGACTCCTTTCACTCGGCGCTGTGGCCGACCACGAAAACCGTCTCGCCGCCCTTGCTCTTGACCAGAATGTCCGCCAGGTTGACCCGTTCGAAGTAGTACTGCGTGCCCGGCGCGACATCGATCGGATCTGTTTTGCCGTCAGACAACAGCATGTCCTGCGTGTTCTTGTGCGAGGCCGTGAGCGTGAACGTCGCCACGAGCTTCGTCGCCGACAGCGGCTTGTCGCTTCCGTCCAGATCGACTTTGAAGATGATGGCATTCCTCACGCACTACCTCCGCTCGCGGTACGTCACACTCAGGACACTCGTGAACACCCGGTGCTGTTCGAGCGCCTCGCTCGACACCACCGGCTCGTTGCTGATCCCAACCCACGCCGCGTCGGGAAAGCCCTCCAGCCGCTTGAACCGCAGGTGATCCGCGATCGCCTCCACCAGCACGAGCAGTTCGTCGATCGCCGTGTCCGCTCCATCGGCGGGGAGCTTCTTCTGCACGCCCACATCCACGACGTACTCGATGGCCAGGCTGTCCCGGGTCACCGGCGACATCTGCAGCGTGCGGGGAACCACCGAGACCCGCAGGTCTTTGAGGTCCTCCAGCGTGAACGCAGGCTGGAACATCCGCACGGCCGTGAGCGGCTGTGAGAAGGTGCCGGCGTTGATGTGCGCCGCGACGGCGTCGGCAATGGCGGTGATGGTGCTCACGGGCCGCCTCCAATCACAGGCGAGCCCGTCGTTGGCACGCTCTGGCGCGGCGAGTTGGAAGTCAGCCCGGAGAGCTTGCCCTCGAGGAACCAGATCTTGCGTTCCATCTCGGCGTACTGAGCGCGGATGCTGCGGGCCTCGCCGATGAACTCGTCGAGCCGCTTCTCCACCTGCTGGAGCTTGGTGGTCACCACGCCCCATTGGATGGTCATCGCGCCCGCCGCGAGCACAACCGTGACGACCACGCCGGCCCACCGAGCACTACCGCTTTGTCCGTTGCCTTCTGCCATCGTTACTCCGTTGCGATGTGCTTGGTGTGAACCCGAAGAACCCTGCGGTACGGGTCGCTGTAGCGGAACGGCGGCTGCCCTCCCGGCGCATTAACCTCGTACACGAACACGCTCAATCCGACCGTCTCTCGCACCTGATCGCCCGCCCGCGGGAGGATCGGGCCATCGCCCAGATCCAGGTCCCCGGTCCGCACGAGGAAGTCCCGCGACTCCACTCGGTGAATGAGGCCCGCGTCATCCGCCTGCTCGAACTCGGTCTTGCCGATGGTGGCCTGGACTTCCTTCTGGTCCGTGCCACGCCGGTAGAGGACCAGGCGGGAGAGGTGCTGGTGACGCTGGGCATCCAGGAACGCCGCGCCGCGATCGAGCAGGTCGCCCACAGGTGCTCCTTACTGCTGCAGACGAACGCGAACGATGGTGTCGGCGTCGACGGTGGTCTTCACCGCCTTGCCGATCAGCTTGTTCGCGCCAGCGGCCGCGTTCTTGGTGGCGTTCTGGGCGGCCGCATCCCAGTACGTGAGCGTGCCCGCGGGGATGGCGCTGCCCGCGCCGACCGCCTTGTTGAAGTCGAAGACGCCGGTGACGGCGAGCGCTCCCAACTGGCCCGCCTTGATCGGTGCCTGCGTGACGCCGATGAGGTCGGCCTGCACCACCACCGCGCCGACGAGAACGTCAGCGCCCGGGGTATAGTCGATCGAGCTGCCTTCCTGAACGAACTTTGCTGGTCCTGAAGCCATGCCTGAACCTCCATCTGTTGGGGGGCTATCGGTGTCGATGCCCGATTGCTGATCGATGCCGCTTCCGAGTTCGCTGGGGAGCTCGCCGCCGAGCCCCCCAGCGCCTGTGCTTCCCTGCACGGGCATGGCTTACACCTCGCCCTTGCTCTTCACGCCGCCGCGCGGGTCCTGTAGGTTGACGCCGAAGTCGTGGTACCCACGCATCCGGATCCCGAGCATGTTGAAGTCCGCGTCCGAGGTCTCGACGGTCGGGGCTTCCTGGCCGTTGAGGAACGCCATCTCGATGACCGGCAGGTCGCTGGGGTCCGCGAGCAGGTACCACGCCTTGGCCGAGTTGCCGGTGTAGAGGGCGTTGGACAGATAGCGGCTGACCTCGATGCGGAACTTGCCCTGGTGCGGGTTGGCGACGGGGAACTTTGTGTTCGCGGTCGTGTCCCGGAGCTCGACGCTCTTGTAGAGCTGCGTGCCCATCGCCGAGAGCGCCGTCGGCACCAGCATGATCGCGGGCATCACGCCCGTTGGCTTGCCGTCGGAGTCCACGAGGTCCATGAAGGCGACCTCGCCCTTGGTGAGGCCGTCGATGCCGAGCGCGGTGTCCGCCCCCGAGACGAAGTTCTTGTTACCGGCGCTGAAGAACGCGGCGTTGTTCATGAACGCCGTCCAGAAGACGTCGTTGATCTTCAGGCCCGAGCCACGGCCGAGCTTGCGGGGCACCGTGGTGATCGCGCCGAGGTCATCGTTGATGATGTCGCGGCGATCGATCGAGAGCATCAGGCCGTAGGTGTCGGCCTTGTTGGTGTAGGTCTCCTCGCCGAGCGTGCCCTGCTTGAGCTCGCCGCCGGGGGCAACCTGCTCGTACTGGTCCTTGCCGACCAGGCGGTAGCTGGTGACGGTCTTGAAGTCGCTGACGTTGCGGACGGCGCAGATGCTCCGCCACACGCGCTCGACGCTGAAGAAGCCCTCGAGCAGGAACTTGTTGGCGACGTTGGAGAGGATGCCACCCACATCGATGGTGGTCATGCCCGCCTCGATGCCGCGTCCGAACGCGGCTTCGAGCACGCGGCGGCTGTCGCGGAACGTGCGGCCGGTGTAGCCGTTGGCGATGGCGGCTTCGAAGAGGAGTTCCTGCAGGCCCAGCCCGCCCTGGAACCGCTTGGCGGCGATCTCGATTGCCTGCGTGGAGCAGACCTTCTCGATGCCTTCGAGCTTGGCGCTCTGGAAGCACGCTGCTTCCAGCACCTCGCTGGTCACGCTGTTGTCCGGAGCGTGGATGGCTGGGGCCTTGGGGCGGCTGGCACGAAGGACCTCGAGCTCGGTGCGTGTGGCGTCCCAGTTGTCGCGGATGGCCTGGGCTTCGATCTCGCTGTGCTTGCCGCCGCAGACCTTGCGAACGGCGGCGATACGGGCGGTCTCCGCAAGGGCCGCAGCGCGAATCTGCTCGGGCGACTGCTCGGTGCCATTGACGGAAGGGTTCGGGGAGGGAGTGAGGTTGGAATCGTCGGCCATGACGCTGGGCTCCTTGTTCTGACGCGCGGCGATGCTCGCGCTGGTGCGGCCGTCTGCGCCGAGATCCACAAAACTGATCTCGCCGAGCGTGGCCTTGCGGACGACGTTGACCGGGCCGGTGAGTTCCTGGCCGTTGACCGTCGCCTTCTGGTTGTCCTTGATGAACTCGAACTCCTCGACGCTTGCGCCGACGGAAGCCTGCCAAGGGAAGCCGTTCCGCGAAGACGCGACGACTTCCTTGGCGGCGGAAGTGTCACGCGAGATCACGCCCGTGGCGACGAGTTGCCCGGCCTCGACGCGGATCGAATCGGTGTGGCCGACGCCCGAGAGCGGGTCGTGCCCGAAGCGGATGGGACGTGCCTGCGACGGGACCGCCAGGCCTGCGAGATCGATCACGACGGGGTGCCGCCAGCCCGCGACGCGCATCGCGCCACCGGTGTACGCGACCATCTTGAAGCGTGGCAACGGAGCGCTCTGCCCGTCAGCAGCGGCGGCGACGGTGATGTCGGCGGTTGCAGTGAGCGTGAGGGCTGGGATGGTCTTGGTCTTGTCAGCGGTGACTGGCACTGGCGGTCTCCTCATCAACTTGGTCTGCGGGGTCTTCGGCGGGGGCGTTCGCAGCCGGAGCGGCGGCCGGTGCGGTTGCGAGCGCGAGGCCGAGTTCGTTCATGAGCGTGAGCTCTTTGGCACGCTGGCGGAGCTCCTGCTCCCAGTCGCGGCCTTGCCGGGCGAACTCCGCGGCGAGCGTGGTCGTGTGGTTGGCCAGTCGCGTGGCCTGGGCGTTGGCCTCTTTGGCGGGATCAACGTGCTCGACGCCATCCCAGAACCACGCGTGCTCGGGCAGCGTGGCGGCGATGGTTCGGAGGGACTGCGGAAGCAATCCCTCGACAAGCACCGCCTCGTTCAACCACGCCTTCAGGATGCGATCGAGCACGGCGAGCTGCAGGTGGTGCTGCTCGACGCGGATGCTCTTGTAGTACACCTGGTGGTCGAGGCGACCGCTGGCGTAGTTGTACCCCGAGGAGTTGCCAGCCGCGACGTTGAACGGCATGTTCAGGCAGCGGGCGATCTCGTTGAGGATCTCGCGCTTGAACTCGCCGAACGTTGTCGTCGGCTGCTCGGCATGCACCTGGCCGAGCTTCCATCCGCCGGGGAGCACGGTGGCGAGACGCTGCTCGAGCTCGACCTCGTCCATCGGCTCAAGCGGATCGGCCTCGCCGTTGGCGGGGCTGTCGGTGTAGATGACGGCGGCGAAGTTGGCGGCGGTCTCGGCGGCCGCGATGGTCGCCAGTGTGTACCGGCGGAGCTGCGCGAACAGCGGGAGCGCCGGCGTGATGTCAGGGATGCCGCGGAGTTGGCCCGGCCGGTCCGGGCGGAAGTAGTGCACGACCGAAGAGGCCGGAAACGTGTCGTAGGCCGTGAGGTCGTCGATGGGCGTGCGGAACACGCCGCTGTCACCGGGGTGACGCTTGAGCACACGGTACGCGGAGGCGTTGCCCCACTGATCCAGAGCGATGCCGTCGATCTCGTCGTTGCGCCCGCGGCGAAGCAAGGGCGTGCAGACCTGGTCCGCTTCGATGAGCTTGAGATCAAGCGATACGGGCGAGCCCGCTGACGCGATGCCGGGGTTGTTGATCAGGAGCGCGAACGCCTCGCCGCTCTCTGCCCGGGCCAGCCGCATGGTGCGGAGCTTTCCGGGGAGGTCAACGGCCCGCGACCACTGTTCGAACGCATCCTCGATGCGAGCATTCGCGTCGGCGTCGTCAGTGAGCATCTGCAGCCGGGGACCGGTGCCGATGGTGTCGTTGGCGAGCGTGAGGACGATGCCCTTGGCATACGAGTTGTTGGCGACCTCGTAGCGGGCGCGATTGCGGAGTACGCGCCGCACCTCCGGGTTGATCGCGGCGTTGGGCGAGAGACCGTCCGCGTTCGCCCAGTGCTTGCGGTTCTCCGGTGTGGTCTTGGCTGAGTCGAACTTGGCCACGACCAAACGACGGCCGCCGCGCGATCCGCCTCCGTGCGGAGCACGCGACGCCGCCGGGGAGGGAGAGGCGGTCTGCGTCCCGCGACCGACCCGGCTCATGATGTTGGCAATGGCTTTCAGCATGGGCAGGTCAGACAGAACCGGGCGGGACGATCTTGGCGAACTTGATGCCGAGGCCGGGCTTCCTCGCGACGGCCTTGGACGCGAGGTAGCGGTCGGCCTCGATCTGGTCCTTCAGCGGATGCTGCTCGACGGACTGACCATCCACGGACGCCTTGGCAGGCTGCGACGCGGCGTCGCGGAGGGCCTGGTCGGGATCCGGAGATGGTGGGGCGTCGGGCACAGCAGGCTCCTCGTCTCGAAACGACGAGACGTCTCCCGGCTACATACGCCGTCGCTGGAGCCGCTGTCCGCTTTGCGCAGCGTTGGGGTCAAGTCATTCGATAGATCGAACGGGCTACGCCTGGGCTTCCCTGGTCGAGACACGCCGCCCGCAGTGCCGGCACTCCCGCCGGCGCACGATCGCACCGGCAATCCGTTTGAGGTAGATCACCCGGAAGTGCTGGCATCCACAGACACGACACACCAGCCCAAGGGGCTGGTCCTTCTCAGTCGGGACGATTCGCCGCACGCGTGGCATCAGCGCTGCGCTCCCTTGAGTGCCGACAGTCGAAGACGAGGGCGCACAGCCTGCTTGAGATCAGTGCCAAAGAGCACCGCGCCCTGCATGGACGCGGCCACCGCCGTGCCGACGAGACCGTCAAGCCAGTGGTTGTCGAGCCCTTCGACTCGGAGTTTCCACTCGTCCACAGTGCGTCCCCGGCCCTCCGTCCGTACGCGGTACTCGCTGGTGAGGTGCTCCGACAACAGACGGTGTGGCTCGGGCTTCTGGCCGAACAGAGAGAGCCCGCCGGGATCGCCCATGGGCACCGCGAGACGGGCGTGCACGAATGACTTCCAGTAGTTGGTGTCGAACAGGATGTGCCGAACCGCCCGCTTTCCGGTCACGATCGGCACGCGCCAGTTCAAGCCGACCCGCTCACCGCGCTTCCGCTTGTAATCGCTGAACGGAAGGCTGCTCGCGCCGACATAGCGTCCGTGGCTCGGAGTGAGCACGCTGGCGTGCGGGCTCTGGCGACAGAACTGATAGACCACATCCGTGGATGAACCCCAGTTGGCATCGATCAAGCATCGGTCGATCCGCACCATTGCGCCGTCATCGCGCCGCCACTCGCGGGCAACCGTCGCTTCGATGAGACGCTCCAGGCCGCCGTAGATCGCGCCTTCGACGCCGGCGCGGGGGGACGCGGCACCAAGCGTCCGTCGCACATCCCGAAGCGTGAAGTACGCCTGCTTCTGATCCGGCTCGGTGCCATAGTCGATGATGTGCCCCGTGAAGTCGTCTTCCCAGGCAGCTACGAGGTAGAACAGTGCCTTGCCCTGCACGTCCACGAACATCGTCAGGTGCGAGCACCCGAGTGGGACAAGCCCGCGGGCGTGCCCGTTCACCTTCGCTGCGATCTGGTCGGCGCTCAATAGGTCGTCGGCGACCTCGACCTCTGGCAGCGGCTCATTCTGGTACTCGGCGAAGAATGCGGCCTCGTTCTGCAGCCGCAGGTTCATGGCGTGCTGCACCGCCGACAACTCGTCGTGGTTGAACCGCTCCGGCCAGGCGATGACCGCCCCCTCATCCATCGCCGTCCGGTGCTTGCCGTAGAACCCCGTGGCATCAATGCTCCCGCGATCGGCGCGAAGCCCCTCGGCTCGCACGCGGGCGTACTCGGCCCAGAGCTTCTCGTTCTTGGGGAACGAATAGACCATCTTGGTCCGCTCGCCCTGCCACTGCGGGTGCTTGTCGCGGTCGAGAATGCGGTCGGCCAGATCGTCCGGGCGGACCACCGTCAGCGTCATCAGGCCGGCGATCTTCCGTCCAGGTCCGGCCATGCCGAGGATTGCACCGGCGAGGATCCGCTCGCGGTTGGCGCACTGCGATGGAGAGCGGGCGCTCTCGTCGGTCTGCGGGTCGTCGATCAGTACGAGCGACGGGCGGACGCTCACACCGTCGACACGCTTGTGCTTCATGCCACGGATGCGGCCGGTGATCCCCGCGACACGGATGATCGCGCCAGATGCCGCGGAGCCCGGGACCGTGGGCAGCACGATTTCTCGAGCGGTCCAGCCGATGTGGGTCTGCTTGCCTTGGTAGAGCTGCCCTGAAGCCCGCTGGTGGATGCCTTCGAGCGAGCGGATCGGGTGGCAGACCTCTGGGAAGTCGCCGCCGAGGATCTCGCTGTTCTCCAGCTCCGCCTTGATTGAGTCGAGCATCCCGGCCGCGTGCTCCTCGTCGGAGCCGACAAGCGCCACGAACTCTCGGTGCCCGAAGACCAAAGCCCACAGACACGCGATCTCGCAGAGCGAGGTTTTGCCTGAGCCGCGCGGCATCGCCATCGCAAATAGCCCGCCTTCGAGCACCGCCTGTTCGATCTTGGCGATGACCTTGAGATGGTCATCCGACCACTTCAGGTGAAACGTCTGCGGGAAGTACGCCTCGCAGAAGTACCGGAAGTCCCGCGCGGCTCGATCTCGCCTGACTGGGTCCGCAACCGACGGCAGATCACCAATGTCCCGTCCCGACAGCGACAGCATCGCGTTGCGGAGCCGGGCACGCTCCTTCATCGCGTCGTAACCCGTCAGACCTTCGGGCGCATTGGCAGCATCGGCGATCGCCTCGTGCCGCGTGGTCGCCAGCCACGCCACGTATCGGAACAGATCAACCTTGCCCGCATCGCCGTCGGCCGCGACGCGGAACCCGGCGCGCGTGCGATGCCGGTGGAGCTGCCGCTCGCTGATCACCTCGCCCAGCGTCGTGCTGTTGAGCAACCGCGCGAGTTCGCCAGGCTTGAGTTTGCGCGGGTCAATCGCCACCTGCGGACATCTCCTTCACGAGCCACGCGGCGTAGTGCACTAGGTTGACGCTGCCATCGGCGTTGGTCGGCGCGCCCGCATCGATGTCGGCGCGGAGCATCGCTTCGTTCACGGGCTTGCCGCCAAGCCGGGTAAGCACGCGGGCGGCGTCCGCCACGGGCATCGCCGCCGGGTTGAGCCGGGACATTCCCTGTCCGTCCCCCGCTGGCCCGGAACTAGGCGCGTGTTCGGGAGTCATCGCGGACCTCCAGCGCACAGTTGCCCACATCGCGGACGCAGTTGCCCACATGTCGCAGAATCATCGAGAAATGCAGGCCGCTCGCCTTGCCTGTTTCCCATCAGCCGGCCAATGTGTGTCATACGCGAGCGGGAACAACGCACCCCCCGCACGCGACGGAGACCACGACCATGAACGCGACCACGAAGACCACGCTCGACCTCGCCAAGACCCTCGCCAAGAGCGGGTTCCATATCCCCGCGATCGAGATCCACACGCCCGACGGACGCACCTGGAACATCGCGACGGTCCCCGCCGGACGCGGCCGCCACCTCGACGGGCACTGGGGACCGCGCCCCGGAGCGCTGGGCGGCTTCCGCCTCTTCGAGATCGACCGCGATACCGACGCGCCCAACGAGCACGACGCGATCGACGGCGACACCTGGGCCGCCGATGAGGTGGTCGACTACCTGCGGGCGGTCGGCCAACCCAAGGACACGACGAGTTGGGACCGCACCAACGACAACCACCCGACGACCTGAAGCCCGCGAAATGCGGGCTTCGCTGTTTACCAGAGACCACCAACCCAAAGGAGCACGACCATGACGAAGCGCACACCCAAGACCACCAAGCCCGAACCCACCGCCGCCGAGACCTACGCCGCACGCCGCAACGACATCGCCCGCCTGATGGACGTGCTGCAGATGGAACTCGATAAGCACGCCGAGGGGGCGAAGGCCGA